ATTCTGTCGTTGTTTGACGGAGTGGCAACTGAGTTCCTTTATCCCATCTTTGAAATGGATGGTCTTGTGTTCTCAGGTTTATCACAGAGTCCTTCTGGTGTTTCTGGCACTGTTGAATGGAACTCTGGGAAGAATGCTTTGTTAACACGATATTGTTACTATGCCGCAAACAGAGACGTCGCGCGTCTTCCATTGTATCATGAAGTAGTGTCCAACTTAACGTATGGAGACGACTTGGTGATGAACTTCAACATTCAAACAATGGAAGCTAATGGCATTGAATTTGGCATGGCAACGTTGAGCCAAGAACTCAGGAGGATCGGCATAGAATTCACGAATGCATCCAAAGAAGTGCATACCGTCCAGTATAAACCACTGAGCGAATGCACATTCCTTAAACGCACTTTTGGACGGCACCCACAATTGGGTGAGTATGTTGGCGCTCTTGAAGAAGCGTCAATTTTCAAATCTTTGACTATGTCGAAGAAGCCAAAGCGTGGTCAGAAAGAGAGTCTAGCTGAAATTTGTGCAGGAAACTTGAACAATGCCTTGAGAGAATTTTATTGGCATGGTGAAGACAAGTATGATGAAGCATTGCCAAAAATTCTGGCAATTGCTGCAGAAGCAGTTGATTTTGAAGGACACAAAGTGAAGGACTATTTTGTCCCTGTGACCAAAGATGAGATTAAGACTAGCTTCCTGAGTACCTGGTGCTCGTATGATGCAGCAATGGCTGTGTTGGCAGAGGAGCCTCTCGATAGGCAGTCTGGCACTGCTGTTCCAATTTTGCCGGATATACTACAAAATGACAAACTGCGGTACATAACAGTGCCGAATCAGTATGTCGAGTTCCCTGGGCAGAGTTTTAAAGCTGTCATGCGAACCATGCAAGTCAATCTCGATGCTGTAGTTCCAGTTGTTAACAATCCTGCGCAATTTAATGTGCCACAGGAGCGGATTGCAGACATGCAAAATGTTGTGCGGGTGTTGTCTGGTGTCATAGAGGAATTCAAGGTAGCTGAGGAGGAACGCCTGCAGCATGAGTTGGTCGTTAGATCGACAGCTCGGGCTTGTGCCAAGATGGTGCATACCAGTGGCATACATGTTGACGACTATGGAGGCATGTTCAATCAGGACCATATTCATTTTGGAGATTATGTTGTTATGATAGACATCTCTGTGACGAATTGCATCTTGCCGCGGATGTACTCTTTCATTGAGGAGTACATCAAGTGGTGCTCTGAGGATCAGTATGTGGAAATGGAAGCTCCACAAAATATGACTCTCATAGTGCCCTTGTTGTATGCGTACAACAATGCAATGGATTGCAAATATTATGGGCCTCGTGCCCCAATACGTGCATTCCATTTGCTCAGTGCATTGGCTGATGTGCTGAGCAATCCAGAGGAACCTATATGGTTCGATGACACTTGTGTCTTTGGCCGTTTGCCACAACGTACAGCTCAACAAATCCTCACGCGAATGGGTGATTTGTATGACTACATTGAGGCAGATTGGTGGCAGACTAGAGTGTTGCGGGGTAGTGACATTGAAGTGGTGCGGCGTTCTGTTAATGGAACAACTTGCAGAGCTGACATACCACTTTCAACTGTCATTTCACGTGAGTTAGATGAGCTGGAATTTGAACTTGGTCATCAGTGCGTATTTCCACGCCTGATGAATTTGTACAAAGAAGTTCTTGTTCTCGAAGCCACGTGTGTTATGGATAATCTCCCTAGCTCTATCAAAGTGCCTGCCCCACAGGCATAGATGAGTAAAGAGGTTAATTAGTGTGTCACAGTTTTCCTTGTGACACATTTCTTATGATTAAAAGGAACCTGTACTATAGCCTAAGAAGCTTTGTATTTGTATATACTCTTAACAATGTAAATATTCAGAGTTCAAGTCTGGACTCGCAGTCAAAACC